TAATTTTGAATTTAGATGGTGGTATTTATACAAGTGACACTTGGGCAGACCAAACCACAAACGGAAATAATGCTTCTCTAAATGGTAATGCTACTTATAATTCAGATACAAGAGGTTATTTTACTTTAGATGGCACAGGCGATTATTTACAAATAGCAGATCATAGTTCTTTAAATTTAGGTGCAGCTACTTATGAAATGTGGTTTAGACAGCCATCTTATATTGCAACGGAACATTTGTTTGGAAGATATGAATCAAGTAATTATGATTTTTTTATAAGAACGTCAGGCACGAGTGGTGCTATTGAAACTACTTTTTATAATGGTTCAAGTGCAATACATTCAAATATTATATCAGGAAATAATGCATATACTGCTAACGAATGGTCGCATGTTGCAGTTACACTTGCAGGTAATACAACAGGTAGTGCTGTAAAATTATATGTTAATGGAACGCTACAAGCAACCCAAAATTTAACAGGAAACAGAATTACGGATGCAGCAGCAAATTTATATTTAGGTATATTAGGTAGTGGGTATACAACACAATACGAGTTTACAGGAGATATAGGTACTACAAGAATTTATAACGTTGCTTTAACTGCATCAGAGGTAGGACAAAATTATAGAGCAGGTAATTTTTTAAATTATTCATCTATAATTACATCTAAGCCCGAAGCAACTCAAGGTTCTTTAATTACAGCACCACCAACTCAAGGCACATTATATACAAGTAATTTAGCATTCCATTTAGATGCAAATGGTCATTCAGGTACATATTGGACTGATAGTGTTGGTAGTATTAATGGTACAATTAATGGAGCAACCTACGTTAATAATGATAACTCAGATTATTTTACTTTTGATGGAAGTGATGACACTGTAACTTTTCCAGCTACCGATACTTCACCTATAAATTTTTCAAGTGAAACACACACAATAGAATTTTGGGTAAATTTTAATAATTTATCAAATGACGATGTAATAATCGGAAAATTTGGTGGAAGTAATGCAACAAAATCTTTTCAAATACAAGTATCTGGTTCACATAATAAATTAACCGTATTAGAAAGAGATGGCGGAAGTAATAATACTTATGAAACTACAGGTACTTTTTCAAATGGAACTTGGTCTCATTTTGTATATGCAAGATCAGCATCGCAAGTAAAATTATATATAAATGGTGTTATTGATAGTGACCCAGCAGCAGATAATGGTATAAATGCAGGTTCTACTCAAAATATAACTATTGGTGATCAACCAGGGGGTGGCGTTTTTTTTGATGGTAAATTAGCTCAATTAAGAATTTACAGTTCTACTTTAGATTCTTCACAAGTTTTAACTAATTATAATGCTACTAAAGATTTATATCAAGGTGTAACGAGTTTAAAATTACATTTAGATGCAAACGAATATAGTGGTAGTGGAGATTGGCAAGACAGCGCTAATAATAATGATGGAGTAATAAATGGCGCAACATATACTAATGATAATAATTCTGATTATTTTGATTTTGATGGTAATGATAAAATTACTGTTGCAGGATCTGATTTAAATCCCGCTAACACAAGAGCTATAGAACTTTGGTTTAATGCAGACATTACATCTGGTGCGTCATCAAGGTATATGATTTCAAATTGGAGTGGTACTGGGAATAATTATGGGTATCATATTTATATATACAATAATACATTGATGGCTTTTATGTTGGATCAATCACAAAGTGCTTATTTTATTAATTTTCAAAGTGGAGGAACAGTAACAGCCGGTAAATGGCATCACGCAGTGTTAACCATAGGGCCTAACGCATCTGATAACAAATTATATTTAGACGGAGAATTAAAACAAACAGCTTCTTCTACATCTGGAACATTTCCAACAACAGTAGCACATAATGGGATTATAATTGGTGCATATGGGTCAAGTGGCTATTATGATGGTAAAATAGCACAAGTTAGAGCTTATAAAGGGACTTTGACGCAAGCCCAAATAAATACAAACTACAACGCTACAAAAGCATTGTATCAAAATCCAACTTTAAAGTTACATTTTGATGCATCAGATATAAATACAACTGCAAATACATGGACTGATAAAGTGTCTTCACTGGTTTTAACTAAAAGTGGTACCTCAAGTTATGATGCTGAATTAGGTGATTATTTAGATTTTGGTGGTGGATATTATGCTAATGATAGTTATACAGATAATTTTGAAGATAGTAGTGGAAATACAACTGTTGAGTTTTGGTATAACGCAGATGCTTTTTCAGGGTTGAATGCAATATTACAATTTAGAAATGGCGCTTCAGCAAGTAGATGGCATATAGGTTATTCAGGAACTACATTTCTTTCTTATTATTACGGATCTGGAGGAACAAATGCTAGCGAAGTATCAACTACAACGCTAGGTATATCAGCAAATAAATGGTATTATTTTTCAATAGTTAAAACCCCAACATCTATAAAATATTATATAGATGGTGTTTTAAAAGAAACAGATGCATCTTCAGTGGGAACAGGAGCACAATCACTTACGGGATTTAGAATAGGTGATGTAGCACACCTTTCAAGTTATGGAAGCGATGGGAAATTAGGTGATTTAAAAATATATCAAGGTGAAATGTCAGTTGCACAAATAACACAAAACTATTTAGCTACAAAAAATAATTATCCTAATGGTAATAATGCAACTTTAATAAATACTCCTACTTGGGGTACTTATAATTCAGGAGGTGTTACATATAATTATTTTGATTTAAATGGTTCAAATCATTATATGACTATACCTCATAATACAATATTTGATTTTGCTGAACCTACAACTATGGAATTATGGGTTAGTAGGGATTCAACCAATAGAGATTTTATTATTGATAAATCTCAAGGAAATGGATGGCAATTTGAATATAATGGTTCATCTTATGTTTTTCAATTAGTGACTTCAGGCGGGCTTTTAGATATACGTACTAGTGTTTCAGGTACTGGAAGTTGGGAACATATTGTAATCACTTTTAATGCAAGCTCACCCGAGGGAAAACTTTATTTAAATGGAGTTTTTAAAGATTCCGGCACCGCGGGTAGTGCTTCAACTAATACAAATGGTATAACTATTGGTAAATATTCATTAGCTTCTGGCTATGATTTTGATGGTAAAATAGGTATGATAAAATTTTACAATAAAACCTTTTCAGCAACAGAAGTTACCGCAGCTTATAATAATACAAAAGGAACATATGGTATTACATAAAATTTAATTAAATAATATGAAAAAAAAATTTAAAGATACTGCAGTTGGAAAGTTTTTATTAAACAAGATTCCAGCTGTAGTAGGATCAATAGCCAGTGGCACACCAGCCGGTGGTATTATAGAAGCTATAATAGGTAGTAGCGAAATGTCTGATGGTGATAAACAAATTGCCTTAGAAAAGCTAAAACTTGAAAGAGCCGAAATAGATGGGACAACAGAAAGATGGGTCGCGGATGCGAGCTCAGGAGCATGGCTTGCGGCTAATGTTCGTCCTTTAACATTAATATTTTTAACAGTAAGCTATGTAATTGGGTGGTACTTAGGTTATCCACTTGATTCAATAACCGGTTTATTAACAATAGTAATCGGAGGCTATTTCGGGTCACGAGGTGTAGAGAAAGTCTTTGGAAACAAAATGCACAAATAAAAATGCAAGACTTAAGAATTTATGGTATAAGTTTAGGTGGTATAACCTTTTCTATAATGCCAGATATAAATCCGCTGCTACAAACAGTAGTATTATTATTAACAATAGTATATACCGTAATAGGTATAAAAAACAAATTAAATAATAAATAAAATGCCTTTAAAATATTTTAATGAATCTGAATTCAATGATTTTAAAATGATGAATAAAAAACTTCTCAATATGTTAGATAACTTACGAGAAGTATATGGTTCATCAATAAAGATAACATCAAGTTATAGAAGTCCTGATCATCCAATAGAAGCAAAGAAAAAATCACCAGGTGAGCATGCATATGGCAATGCGGTTGATATTGCAAGTGTTGGAGGTGAAGCTACATTTAAATTAGTTAAAGCTGCTATGGAAGTTGGCTTTACAAGAATAGGTGTAAGTAGAAAAAATAATTTTGTCCACGTAGGCATTGGGTATCCTGGTGCTCCTGATATAACTCTTTGGACATATTAAATAAAATTAAATGAAATTAATAAGAAAAATATCAATTGGCCAAGATTATAAGAATGAAGCTATGCATTATTCTGTAGGCCAAGAAGTTTATGGGGGTCATAAAATATGTGATATATTTGAAAAAGATAACGGTTATCATATATATATAGAAAAAAATAATAATCAAATACCGTGGAAACACTTTAATACAAACATGGCTGTTTCCGTAGAATATAATTTAGATTATTAATGAAATCACTTTACAACTATATTATATATACTGATACTAGATACGATAACAAAAAGTATATAGATGGTAAAGAACTAATAATTAATTCTGAATTATCTGAAAGAGATTACAAGTTTGTTAATAGAATAGGCACAGTTAAAAGTGTACCTATAAATTATAAAACTAAAATAAAACCAGGTGATAAAGTAATTGTTCATCACAATGTATTTAGAAGATGGATTGATGTTAAGGGTAAAGAAAAAAATTCATCGTCATATATTGATGAAAATATTTATTCTGTTAGTGTTGATCAGGTATATGCATACAAAAACAATGGTAAATGGAAATGTCCCGATAGATATTGTTTTGTTAAACCATTACCACAAGATTTTAAATGGAGTGTTTTAAAAGAAAAAGAATTAGTTGGGGAGCTTATGTATAGCAATAAGCTTTTAAGTTCGTTAAACGTGTCCGTAGGCGATATAGTGGGCTTTACACCAGGTTCTGAATATGAATTTAATATTGAGAATCAAAAATTATACAGAATTTTATTAAATGATATAACAATTAACTATGGACGTAAAAAAAACAAGAGAGAGACTACTCAAAGCTGCTGAAAACTCTATAGAAGAGTTAATAAAAGTTATGAATAAAAAAATGGATCCAGAAGAACTAGATCCTGAAAAAGTAAAAATATCAGCATCAGCCTATAGATTAGCTATGGAAGACGCTATTGCTATGATGGCTAAAGTAGAAGAACTTAACAGTGTAGAAAAAGAAGATAATCCTAAAAAACAAGAATTCTTCGGTGTAGAAGGTCGTATTAAATAATGTATAATCAAACTTTATATAAGGTACACACCGAACATTTATTATCTAAATTAGTTAAAAATAATAATAGATATAAAAAATTCGAGTATGGTTATAACAAAGATTTAGATTGTGTTGTTATAAGTAAGGATGGTACAATAGGTGAGATATATGAAATACAAGGATTAAAAATTGCACTTCCTTCAATACCTAAAAAAATTAACGGTCAAGAACTAAAAAAAGAAGAACAGGTATTTATTCAAACGCCTAAGCCTGCTACACTTAAAAAAATAAAAAGTATATATAGTTTTAAGTCATATAACGAGGATATAAAAGAAAAGTATTATGAATATATTAATAAAGAGTTTGATTTTCGTTCTGATGGTTACTGGTTCATGTGCAACGGTGAGCCATGTTACCTCACCGGCTCCCATTATATATACCTCAATTGGACAAAGATCGATGTGGGTTCACCCGATTTTAGACATGCAAACAGATTATTTTTTTATTTCTGGGAGGCATGCAAGGCGGATTATAGGTGTTATGGAATGTGCTACCTCAAGAACAGACGGTCTGGTTTCTCCTTTATGGCGAGTTCGGAAGTTGTCAACGTGGCAACTGTTACCAGAGACGCAAGATTTGGGATACTTTCAAAGACTGGAGGAGACGCGAAGAAGATGTTCACGGATAAGGTTGTCCCAATTTCCACGAACTACCCGTTCTTTTTTAAACCAATACAGGATGGCATGGAGAGGCCAAAGACAGAACTATCGTACAAGGTACCATCGAGAAGGCTCACAAGAAAGACAATACACTCAACCCCCACGGGCACCGAAGAGGGTGATCAAGTGGGACTTGATACCACCATCGACTGGAAGAATACAGGTGACAATTCCTACGACGGGGAGAAATTACAGATCCTCGTCCATGATGAATCGGGCAAGTGGGAGAAGCCGGACAACATTCTCAATAATTGGAGGGTCACAAAGACGTGTCTCCGTCTCGGTTCGAAAATAGTTGGTAAATGTATGATGGGGTCTACGTCTAACTCACTAGATAAAGGCGGTAGTAATTTTAAAAAAATTTATAATGACTCAGATCTCACAAAGAAAAAACGAAATCGCAATGGGCAGACTGCTAGTGGATTATACGCTTTGTTCATACCTATGGAATGGAACTTCGAAGGATTCATTAACAAGTTTGGTTTTCCTGTCTTCGACACTCCGGAAACTCCGGTTAAAGGAATTGACGGGGAACTTATCTACAACGGAGTTATCGATCATTGGGAGAATGAAGCAGATGGGCTCAAAGATAATGCCGATGCTTTAAACGAATATTATAGGCAGTTTCCTAGAACTGAGAAACATGCGTTTAGAGATGAAACAAAAGAATCTATATTTAATTTATCAAAAATATATGAACAGATAGATTTTAATGAAGAAATGGTTGCATCAGGATATGTAACAACAGGTTCTTTTCAATGGAAAAACGGCGTTAAGGATACTCAGGTGCAGTTTTATCCTAATCCTAACGGAAGATTTAAAATATCTTGGGTACTTCCAACAGATATGCAAAATAATATAGAAGTTAAAAATGGTATTAAATATCCAGGCAATAAAGCTTTTGGTGCTTTTGGATGTGATAGTTATGATATAAGTGGAACAACAGATGGTGGTGGATCAAATGGATCATTACACGGGTTAACAAGTTTTTCTTTATCACCAGATGTTCCTAAATCACAATTCTTTTTAGAATATATTGCAAGACCTCAAACAGCTGAAATATTTTTTGAAGATGTATTAATGGCAATAATATTCTATGGTATGCCAATTCTTGCAGAAAATAATAAACCAAGATTATTATATCATTTAAAAAGAAGAGGTTATAGAGGATTTTCTATGAACCGTCCAGATAAAGCTAGAAATAAATTATCTGTAACAGAAAAAGAATTAGGTGGTATACCTAATTCATCAGAAGATATAAGACAAGCGCATGCATCTGCAATAGAATCCTATATAGAAGAAAATGTAGGTATAACAAATGAGGAGCATGGTAGAATGTATTTTCAAAGAACACTTGAAGATTGGTCTAAGTTTAATATAAACAATAGAACAAAGTTTGATGCTTCAATAAGTAGCGGGTTAGCTATAATGGCTTGCCAAAGACATTTATATGCTCCAAGAGCAGAAAGACAAACA